GCCGCCCAGCAGCAGCCCGGAATAGAGGAAACGCACGTTCCTCACCTCAATGCTGCCGCCTTCGGAGGCTGCAACGGTCCGGCGCGGAATGACGACAGGGTGCGTGGCAAGGTCGGTGCCGGCAGCTATGGAGAAATAGAGCGTCGTGCCGCTCACGTACCATTTCAGCACGTCCGCACTCTCTTCTATCTCGGCTATCGACGCAGCAGGATAGATGCGCGTGGAGGGCAGGCGGTGCGTCGCGCCTTCCTGCACGGGGTGCACCTCGTCCGGAGCAATCGCCGTTGCCGCGTCAGCCACATCGTGCTGCCAGAGATACGTGCCGCGCACGGGCGGATTGTCGATGGTGGCACTCATCACACGCGTGTAGCCGCTCATAGCCGTTGCCGCCGTCACGCGGTAGCAACTGATGATGCGGACACGCCCGCTGCCCGTCAGCCTGCCGTAGTTCGAGAGGTCGAGCGGCAGGTTGTAGTAATCGCCCGCGAGCATCACGAGTTCGCCGTCCGGTGCAAGCAAAGTGTTGGCCCGGCGCAGGGTCTGCACGGGGTTGCCCTTGCTCAGTCCATCGTTCTCATCGCTGCCCTCCGGCGAGAGGTATATGCGGTGCGCAAATGGGGTGGCACTCACGATGTCTGCATGGCACACAATTTTGTCGGTCTGCACCACGAAAGTACGCAGAGCATTGAACACCGCTAACGTAGCCCCCAAAGGCGGTACGAGTTCATAGTCGACCTCACCGGCGGTGCAGTTCACGTAGCCCACCACGTTATTATCGTCATCGAGCCATACCACGATGGGGAAGAAAGATGTAGCAGTATCGGCTACCAACTTGACATGCAGCATAAATCTCTCCACGCCGGCTACAGACATGGGAACTGTGTGCAGATAGGCACTGCTGGTGCTCACACTCCCGTCCGCACGCATCAGCCCCGTCTCGGTGAACACGTCATCAGCAAAGTAGCGATAAATACGGCGGCAATGGCTCCGCTCCATGGCTTCCAGAACTTCTGTCGCCTGCGATGCTGCCGTCTGGGCAAGGCCTGCTTTCTCATTGGCATTCTCGGCTGCCGTTCCGGCTGTTGCTGCTGCTGTCTCGGCCAGCTCCTTTGCCGCCATAGCCGCAGTAGCCGCCGTTCTTGCCGGGGAGCCGAGAAGACTTACCGGCACAATCACCAGTTCCGTACCCCGAAGGGCTGGCAATGTGTTGATACCGTCCAGGGTCTGCACCCTCGCCAGTTCCGTCACGTCCTGGCTCTCGGATTGAATCTGTGCAATAATCTCCTGCTTCAGTTCTTGTTTCTCTTGTTCTGTCATGTTGATGGAATTTTATGGTTAATCTTGCATGTTGATTATTCTCGCTGTAAACTCGGTCGTAAAACCGTCTATCGTAGCAGTGCGGGCAGGGTCATACACCAGCAGCACCTCCACCGTGCCGCCCTGACCGATTTCAATGTTCGTCCAACAGCCACCGTTCCAGTGCGTAATCAAGGGATAGTCCTCCGAGTTCCAAGGGGTGTTGTTGCTGCCGTCCGGCAGGCTGTTACGCCCGTAAATGTAAAAGTTCAGCGAGCCGAGGTCGGAGGTAACGATAAGTCTCACCGCAAACGGAGTACTCGTGCCGATGCTCAGCGCATTGCGCACGGACGACAGTCGCGGAAGGGCTATGCCGGCATTGGCCGCCGAGCAGTTCACGATGATGCGGTTGCTGTCCGCCAGACCCACATCGTATATCTTGTTCGCCTGGCTCACGGCCACTTTCTTGAACTTGTAACCGTCGATAAAGCCGTTCAGGGCACCGTTGCCGGTACCGGCGAATGCAAGGTTCGCGCTCCTGGAATTCCTGATGTCGAACAAAATACCATATTTCGGCAGAAGATTGTCTCCGGTGTCAACTAGGCGGCACAGCATGGGTTGCCCCATACTGTTCCACGTGCCGAAAATGGCCTGACGATCCGTGTCGTTGAAACCAATCATGCTGTCATAGAGGAACAGACCGTTCGTGTCATCGTGAATGACCGGCTGCAAATTGCCGTGTTCGTCCTCCTCGTAGGTCACGCTGCCCACGCCGATATGGTCGTCGGCTATCACAAATCCGCCGATATAACCGCTCTTGGAGTCGATGCTGCCCGCAAACTTACCGTTAACGGCCTCAATGCTGCCATCTGCCTTAATCCTGAAGTTCCGGTTCGCTGTCACCAGTCCCTCCAGCGCGATGTTGTCGGCAGTAAGCTTAATCACGGTGCGGGTCTGCTCATGCCCCTCCCCATCAATATAGGTCTCCTGTACGCCTACACCTATCAGTGCCAGTCTGCCGTCAGGTCCCTGAGCGTAGATGCCCGTGCCGTTCGCCTTTACCATAATGCCGCTCTCGGCAAGCACGTTGCCGTTCTGGTCGAAGTTCTGGGCGGATAGCTTAATCAGTTTCTCGCTCTGCTCAAAGAGCGTCCGGTATTTATACGCCAAGGCCTCTGTCTTGTCAGTGCTCAGAATGAGCATACACAGGAAGATGTCACCCGTGAAACTCAGCTTGAAGTCGCCCGTGCCGTTCCAAAGGCCGTCGCAGGTGTACTGCTTGTAGCCGTCGGTCACAGCCAGTTGCTCCTCCACGTCTATCGGGTTGAAGTTCTCAAAACCGGTCTTATCCACATTCTCGAACCTTACCCTCAGCGTGCCGGCACTCGCACAGCGGTAAAGGAAACTCAGATACACAGGCTTAGCCGCTTTCGTGCCGTCCGCGTTCGTCTCCATCGTCGGTTTGCTTCGTAGGCTCGCATTCTTCTGGATGATATACTTGTTCTTGATCCTGACCACCACGCGACCGTCGTCCTTCGTCACGCTCACACCGTCGCCTTTCTTCGACAGCAAGTTACGGTTGGCCCATATCCATTGGTTGCCAACGAGCCAGAACAAGGTCTCGTTCTCCGTCAGCCACTTACTCAGACCCTCGTCGAAACTAGGATTGTTCAGATAGCCTTTCTCCTGGGCGAAGTCCTGGCGGAGCGCACTCATGCTGCTCTCGATCTTGCCTTCCGTTATCTCGAACTTGGTCTTGATGTCCTCGCCCGTCGCAAGCAGGAACGTGCCGCGCAGGTAGGCGTTGTCGCTGTACAGGCCGTTGCCCTGCGGCTGGTTGTCTGCCGGGAACCAGTCATCATTGATGCCGTCCAGGTTGCCCAGACGCGCACGCAGGCAATCCGTGAAGTTCTTCGCCTTCACGCCGTCCATCACGTCGATTCTCGGCTGGCCGTCCTCGGTGGCGGATATGAGTATCAGGTTCTGGCGAAGGGGGTTCTCGCTGTTGCCCATCAGCACGCACTCATCGGCTGCTGCAGGAAGGCTCGCTTCAAACTCGCTCTTCGCCACCAGGATGCTATTGCAGGCAACAGCAGCCACCTCCACCCAGTACGATTTCAGGTTCCCGCCGGTGAAGGTCTGACAGCGCATAAGGTCATGTGCCTGGAAGGTATTCTCTTGCTCGAAGGTGATCTTGTAGTAGCCGTCCAACTCCTCCACGGTCTTTATCTTGCCGTTCGCCGCACTCACCACTATCTGACCGCCCACGCTGCGGATCTTCTCAACCAGCAACTCAAACACGGTCATCACCTGCCGAACCGTCAGTTTGTCAATGGTCAGGTTTGCCAGCTCGTTCTGGTCTATCCACAACTGCCAGCCCTCACCGCCAAATCCGTCCACAAACCTTGCGCTGCGCAACAACTGGCGGACAACCAGCGTCAGCAGTTCAGCATTGCCCAGACCATCTATCCTGCCGCCTTCCTCACCGGCCTCAAAGTCGCCGATGTCGATGCCCTCGTCGAAGATAATCTTCTTCTTAGCACGGTCAGCGTTGTTCTTGCTCAGGAACTCCTTGTGGCTGCGTCGCGCACTATACAGGTTGTTGTCCGTAGGACGTGTTGTGTCCCAGCTTCTGATGATGTCGGGAACATTCACGCTGCCTACCAACGTACCCGCGTAGTTCTTCACGTCACTGATGGCATCGTCTATTTTCTCCAGCGTCCGCGTCGAGAGGGCATCGCTTATTTCCAAGTCCATCTGACTGGGCAGCGTCACCTGTCGACTGATTCTTGTAATGCGACTTGCGCGATAGCCTGTGTCAGGAAAATACTCCTGGCTCTCCAGACGGATTCTGCGACCTATATACAAGTCCACTCCCTCATCCTCTATCCATACATGATCGGTCGGGGCCTTATAGCGTGACACATCAAGGGCGTGCTTCCTGTTGTATTCTTCCACCGCACTCTGGAACTCACGCTCTGCCAAACCGTAATACTCGTCCGGCATCCTGATATTCCAAAGGATGTATCGGTCATTAACCTCGGGTACCAGTGTACCACCTGGCAACTGTGTGTCGTCATCGTAGGGCCATATCGTGATAATCTCGAACTCCCTGGTCTCGCTGTTATAGTTCACCTCGAAATAGTGGTCATCGTCCACCCCCAGTCCGGCAAGCTCGCTGCCTTCCTGGAAACTCACATGCTTTACCAGTCCACCTATCTCGTAGTCATTGGGGTCAAACGTCAGACTGTTGTCCTTGAAATAATAGATGGTGAACGGATTGCCGTCGCTGTCCTGCACGTTCTCACTGCGCACGGAACTAATCACGCCTACACGACGCGGATAGATGCCGGAGAAGGCTTCCTGCTCGTAGTGGTGGATGACACCGTAGCGTTCTGCGTTCACATCCACATACTTCACGCCGCCAGGCAACTGCAATCGGCTTGCGCCATATCTCTCAGGATCAATATTCCTGCTACTGCCTATCGGGAAAAGGCGCGTGTAGAACTTGGCATTGTCGGCCACGTCCCTGTCAAGGCTGGTCAGACCGGCACCGTAGGCCAGTGCCAGTTCCTCGCCATGCTCACAGCGGCACAGGTTCACAGTTTCACCCTCTATCCACCATTCCACACCGACGGCTTCAGCAAGTTCTTTCAATCCCTCGTCGCAGTATTTGCCGGTGTAGTCTATGACAACGTTGTCCGTGCCTTCCACCGTGCCGACCTTGAAATTGGTCGTGTGGTCCATGCCGTCGTTGATGTTCTGAACAATAAGGCACATGTGCTCTATCGGACGGGCGGTCAGCGTGAACACTGCTTCATTGGCATCGTCCACCGTCTTCAGCACCAGAAAACGCTTGATCAGACTCTCAATGCCGTACAACTTCACGTTGTATTCCCATTCCACCGTGCTCTTCTCATTGGGAAGGTATTTCTCAACAGCCCAGTAACGCTCACCCTCAAAGTCCACATAGTCGTTCACGTCAATGCTCACATACTCGTAGAGCGTGAACGAAAGGCTCAGCACGTTGTCGCCCTGAATCTCCTTGTCCTGGGTGCTCGTGTCGTTTGGCGAGAGCGCTGTCTTCACACTCCCCGTCTGGTCGTATAGCGTAAGAAGCATATTCTAATCGTATTATAATATCAGTCCAATTAAAACCTCAATTGTCAATTCTCAACTCTCAACTCTCAACTTAAATTATCGGGTTAGGCTCCCTGAACTTCACCTTGTAGCGGCTCGCCTGCACACCCTCTTTCCACAGGTACGTCAGCGGACGGTAGGCACTGCTCTCTACATAGAACACGCGCAACGTAAGGTTCAGTTCCGTGAACGTGATATTCAGCCAGCCGTTAGTGCCAGCCTTCAGGAACTGGATAAACTCCATGTAGTTCTGCAGCCAGTCGCTTTTCGTGGCGGCATACTGTGCGAAGTGGAGCGTCACGTCGCGCTCCTCATTCGCCACAACCAGACTCTGGGAATAGCGTTTGCCGTTCTGCTCCCTGATATTCACGCCGACATGCCCTTTTACCTTGCTCGCCGTCATGATGGCGGTCAGGTTCTCCCGACCGCCTTTCTTCTCCTCCGTCAGGAACACGCCGTACTCCTGCCAGATGTCGGTGCCGTTCACCAGCACCTGACCGCTCAATATATGTTGTCCTGTTGCCATCGTTATTTCATTTTTAGTCCGTCACGTATCATTTTCTTGATGTCTTCCTTTATCTCACCCAATGACTGGGCACTGCTGCCTGTGTTCGTTGCTATCTGGCGCAGGTGGTCACCGGCCTCGTCCATCTGACGGGTCACGTCGGTCAACTTGTCGTCCATGCTCGCCCAATGCATCTGACCGCTTACGAACAGTCCCTCCAGTTTTCCTGCCTGGTCCTGGCTCATCGTAGTGAAGGCACCGGCCTTGCCGCTCTGAGTTACCCCGCTGTTTTCCTCCGTGGCTTTCACGATACCCTCCGTCCGCAGGGTCTCAATGTCGCGCTTCGCACTCTCCACATAGCCATCATACTCGGCTTTCAGGGCATCCAGCCTTTTCCTGTATTCCTCGTCGGTAATCTCGCCGTTTGTACGGGCTTCGTTCAGTTTTGCCAGATTCTCATACCACTCCTCCAAGTTCTTCTGGAATTTCGCACCCACGAGGTTGTTCACCGCCATCCTGTTCACCATCTTCTGCCAGTTGTCCGCGATATTGTCCATCACTTCCTCGCTGCCGTCGGCAAGGTCGTAGAGGGAACCGAGAAAGTCGTCAAAGACATTCTCCTTCGTCGTGGTCGTCAGGTTCTCATACAGGGCATCGGTTATCTCCTGCAGTTTGCCGGCTTGGTCAATGTAGGCGTTCAGTTTTTCCTGGACTGATTCGCCGTAGGGTCCTTTGCCTGTGTCGGCTATCAGTTTCCACATGTCAACATTGCTGCGCAACATCTTCATCTCCTCCGGGCTCAGGTCCCACAGGTCGCCGTTCCACTGCCTGCCTATCTGACCGCTCAGACGGGCTATCTGCTCTTGGCTGAAACCATCCCAGTAGTAGTTCCAACTGTGGTGCGCACTGTGATAGCCGGCTTGCGCCTGTGCTATGCTCTTGTAGTTGGCGTTGGTCTCTTCCTGTAACTGCCGGGCGCGCGTTGAGGCATCAATGGCCCTCGCGCCACGCGCACTCTTCATTTCGTCTGTCAGGTCTTCGATGGCTTGCTCCAGCAACTCGTTGCGCTTCGTCAGTCTGTCTATCGTCTCTGCCACCTCTGCGGCATTCGAGTTCGTGAACCAGTCGCTCACGCTGCTGCTCAGGGCTCCGAAGGTCAGAATGTTGCCTATCCTGCCTATCACACCGTCCAGCAGACCGCCCACGCCGTTCACCACGATACTCTCCAGCACCTTGAAAAGGTTCTCAGGCAGGTCGAAGATAGCGTCTATCAGATTGCCCACGGCATCCAGTATGCTCACCACAAGGTCATCTATCCAGCGCAGACTGATCAACTCTGTTAAAGCGTCGAGAATACCGGTCACGAAGTTCTTGATGGCACCCACCAAGTCCAGAATCAGACGGGGAATCTGTGCTACGATACCGATGACACTGCCAAGGCCGCTTGACAGCAGGCCTTCGATGCCGCTGCCGATACTGCCCAGTGTACTGCCGATGGTGCTGCTCAGCTTCGTGCCTATCGTCTTTGCCATTCCGTCGCCCATCTGGGGCAGAATACTGTCAAGCGTTCCTTTCAGTTGGTCAATGCCGCCAACGGCGCTCTGGATGTTGCCGAAGCCGTCGGCACCTGTCCAGCCCTTGGCATTGCTCAGGGCTGTAGTCAATCCGCTCGTGAAGTTGGCCACCTCTTCGCTCGTCCGGTTCAATGCTCCGCCGAAGGCTTCCATGTCCTCACGGGCCTGCGCTGTCGCGTCACCAAGTTCCTGGGCACGTTGCTCTAATGCCTTATACTCGTCTGCAGTAATCTCACCGGCATCCAGACGCTTCTTTCCTTCATCACGGGCGCGCACGGCTGCGTCTTCCTCTCTCTTCGCCTTGTCGTAGGCGGCGACGGCTGCCGTGAAGTCCTTGATGGCTTTATCAAGAGCCTGCCATGTCACACTCTGGTCCGTACCTACATACTTGCGCATCTCCTGAATCAGATCCGTCACCTTCTGCTGGGTCTCAGCGTCGGCATTCTTGTACTCGTCGGTCTTCACCCATGCCTGCAGCTGCTCCATCATCGGTGCCATCATTTCCTTCGTCAGGTCACCCACACCGCTAAACAGCGCGTGCCAGTCAATACCGCGAGATATATTTTCAAAGGACAGGCTCGCTTCTCTCTGGAGTCTTTCCTTATTCAGTTTCTTCTTTTGCCATTGCTTGGTGGCTTCGTCGGCTTCCGACGCCTCCACGTCCGCAATCTTCTGTGCGTACTCCTCGGCAATTGCCAGCTTCTGCTGCTGGTAGGAGCCGTATTCCTTCAAATACTCCACCATTGCCTGGGTCTCTGCACGGCGACGCACACGTTCCAGTTCTGCCTCCTCCTTGTCTATCTCTGCCTCTCCGTTATCTAACTTGGATTGGGCTAATTTCCGGGCTTCTTCCAGTGCGTCTGTCTGGGCTTTGGTCAGTTTCCCCTTCTGTGCGGCGCTCCAATCCTTTTCAAGCGCGTCAAGTTCCGCTTTCTCTTCGGCATAGTCCAGACGTAACTGGGCGCGTTTCTTCTTAGCACCCTCTGCCATCTGGTCTATCTCTTCCTGGCGGTTCTTGGCTTGTAATTCTTTAAGTGCCTCGGCGCGGTCTTTCTCGTCTTTAAGGTCATTGCCGCTACCATTCCCTCCGCTACCATTCCCTCCGCCATTCCCTCCGCTACCATTCCTTCCGGAACCGCTGGAACTTCCGCCACCTCCGCCACCGTTGTAACGGAAACGCGAAGGAATTCTGGAAAGTGCCACAGTAGCTTTCTGTTGCGAAGTTTCTGATTTATCGCGATAATAATTTACCTCTTCGTCCAGACCTTTTTTAAGTTCCTTATTAGTTTTTATGGCTTCTCTATTACGATCGGCATTGACTTTATCTGCACCAGACTGGTTCAGGCCAGATCTGATTAATCCGGGATGCATTGGTGAGTTTATGGTGCGATGATTGTAGTCTTCTTCAGTTAATCCGGCAGCCTTATGTTCTTCATCAGAAACTTTATCTCCCGGTTTGGCTGTGGTATAATAATCACCTGTCGCGCGGGACTTCACTCTATATTCCCATTTCTGAGCACGTTTAATGATGGCTTGTTTGTAAAGGTCGCTATAAGCCTCTGCCTCTGCAACCGCCCTAAGTGCTTCTATTACTTGTGGAGCCATATTCACCAAAACCTGCTCGGCATCTGACACTGAGTTTACGTTAAGCCCCAATTCATGGAATTTGTTGGCGTTTTCCTTTATCCATTTGTTTTTCTCGCTCTCGGTCTTCAGACGGCTCCATTGCTGCTGAAGGGAGCGATATTTGGCCTCTACATTTCCTGTAGCCTGTCCGAGAGCGTTGGACATGTCTTCCTGCTGTTTTCTCAGTCGCTCGCCTTCCTCCCGTTGGCGTTTCTCTGCTGCAGTCGCTTCATTGGAGCCGGTAGTGAAAGCCACCAGCGCACCGACCACGGTCAAAATGGCTGTAGCCAACAAAACATAAGGGTTGGCATTCGCCACGGCATTGAAGGCTGCCTGAGCTATGGTCGCAAGTTTTGTTACAATAACACCGCGACCCTCTGCAGCGGTTCTGAGGGCAATGGCGGCAGCATGGGCTTTCTCCTGAATGGTGCGGATACCCAACATCAGGGAACTCTCTTTCTGCAGGTTGTTCTGAATGACCGTCAGAGCATTGCTGATGGCAAGTGTTGCCTGCAGTTTTGTCTGTATATTAATAAGGTCTTCCTGCTTTGCACCGAACATCTGAAATACACTCGTAGCCGCTCCGGCAGAAGAAGCGACCACGTTCAGACCTTGCGAGATAGCATCGAAGGTCTTGGTGTCCGAAGCAGAGCCACGCACCTGACGGTTTACGTCGTCCATCGCATCGCGGAGGTCTCCTGCTTTCCTTACGAGTTCCTCCAGTTTGCGCTTCAATTCCATGCCGGCTGCGGAGTTTCTTTCCGCATCAGTCATACGACGATATTCAAGTGTTGTTGCTGCAATCTCGTTCGTCAGCTTACGCAGCTGTGCCCTCATGCTCTCCACCTGCTGGTCCGGGACTTCAGTAGAGGCGTTCTCCACGATGGTGGGTATTAGTTTCGCATTGTTCTGAATGGAATCGAGGGCTTCATTAATCCATGTCTCCACCGTCTCCATCTCTTTTCTGGTCGATTCGGCCAAGGCCGTGTTGCCACTTTCCAATGCCGAGCGTAGCATTTCTTCCATACTGCGGAGTCTTGTAGCCTGTGCCTCAATGAAATTCACATTCTGCTCACTCGACTTCATAAGCACACCGGCTGTGTCCTTTTCTGATACACCCATTGATTTCAGGGATGCCGACATCTTCTCCACAGCCTGGCGCAGACCACTAAGTTTGCTGCTATATTTGTCGGAAGCTCGTGCGCCCTCCTCTCCGCTCCGGCTCAGAATCTCGCGAACACGACGGGAGGCATCAAGCAGTTGTTCGATACCTTCACGACTTTTATCGACTCCTTTCGACAAGCCGTCCTTCATCAGGAACTCTACCTCTACTGGTTTCATGCTTATTTGTTTTCTATGCTGCGATACCATCGCAGCCCTATTATTTGCTTAACTCGCTACGGAAAAAGCCTACAATGTCGCCGGCTTCCTCCTCGGCACTTCTGTTGTCATTCTCTTTTTTCTTCTGGTCCACATAGCGCGGCGCGTCTGCAATCATCATGATCAGCGTTTGGTAGTTCACGCCGTGCAAGATGTAGTCAACACTCCAGCCTGTTGCACTCGCTATCTGCCATATAAATCCGAAAGGGCTATGGGAGCCTTCCCAACGGCTCTTTAACTCCCCTTCTCTCTGCGGCTCAGTCTCAGCTTCATCGGATTCGCTATCTCGGCTGATCTGATAATAGGCGTAAAAGACTCCGTGCCAATCAGGGTCACGAACTTCTCAAACGCGCCTTTCTGATACTCCCATTTCATGAAGTGGCGGATAAACCACGACAAGACACAAGTAGGCAGCCACCAGTGGGGCATCGTTAGTGCAATCATGCGGCTCAGTTTCTTGCCGTGCTTCGCCAGGAACTGCATCTGACCATCGTAGTCCAGACCCTCAAATTCCGCCAGCGTCATGCCGACACTCAGCCAAGTCCTCGCAATCCGTATCTGGCAGGCCATCGTCGGGCGGCGCATCGTCAGACGCATACGCAAAGGCGACTTTCGGAAAGGCACCTTAAAATCCTTGAGAGGGAGGGAAACACCCACGTTCAGCAAGGCTTCCGCTCCCTCTCTCTGGATCTCTTGGATAATACGCGCGTCCATCAGCCTTCACCAGGAGTGTCGTTGATTTCGTATGGAGCGCCACCGTTGGCAGGTTTATTCACCTTCAGCTGGCATTCCACCTTCGACACTTCGGTCAAGGTCAGCTTGCCGCCAAGGTTCGCCAGGATAGTACCGTTCGGAATGGTCATCGTCTGACCGCTCACGAAGTCGATGGTCCACTGGCCACTTTTCTCCACAAGGCTCGTCGGAGCTTTCCAGCCGGTATAGTTGGGCGAGGTGCCCACCAACTCGCCGCCAAGCACGTTGTGCAGATTCTCGTAGTCCAACTGGATAAGGTTGAACGTCGGACTGATCTGGCCATTCTTCTGAACCAGGGTCAGTACCGGGGCATCGGGCACCTGTTCGGCTTCCACATCGGTGGTCTCGGGCTTCGTGCCGCCCCAGTCCCAACTGCCTTTCTCAATGTAACCGATCACTGCGGTTCCAAACTTCACGGCTGCTATGCCGTAGATAAAATTCTTGTTCATTTTTTTAGTTTTATAAAGATGATTATTGTTCCAATGATTCCGGATACAAGTCCGGCTAAATACCATTTCAATGCCGTTCCAATGCCGTTAGGAGATTTCTCTTTCACCTCCTGAACTTCTTGCCTGGCTTCGGCAAGTCGGGTCACCATGCCATTAAGTTGTTCGCCATAGTCTTTGTGCAGATTCCTAATGTAACGCTCATATCGCTCACACTGGAGCTGCAGACTGTCGCATGTGGCATAAATATAGATGTACTCGGGGTCGGTGGC